GTGCTGACCGATACCAAACTAAAAAACCTCAAGCCGCAGGAAAAACTCTATAAGGTTTCAGACCGCGACGGGCTGTATGTGGCAGTGCTAACGTCAGGCTCTGTCTCGTTCCGGTACGACTACCGCATTAACGGGCGCCGGGAGACTCTGGTAATCGGCCAGTACGGGCGTGACGGTATCAGCCTGGCGGAAGCGCGCGAAGAATTGATAAACGCCAAAAAGCTCCTGAAGGCAGGCCAGTCGCCAGCTGCAGCGAAACGCGACGGTATTAAAAAGATCCGCGGGGCTGAGACGTTCGCGGTACATACCGACGCCTACATGAAGCACGTCACTCTGGCTGACAGCACACGGGCAATGAAACAGTCGGTTATCGATCGGGATATCCTGCCAGTGCTTGGCAACAAAATGATGGCGGAGATCACCACTGGCGTGGTGCGCGACCTGTGCGATCGGATTGTTGCCAGAGGCGGGCGCTCTACTGCTGTGCAGGCCCGGGAGATAATCAGCAGCATCTACCGTTACGCCAATGACCGCGGGCATGGCCTTTTCAATCCAGCGGCAGATATCAAACCTTCATCGATCGCCATCTTCAAACCGCGCGAACGCACGCTTAGCCCTGAAGAGATCGGCGTGTTCTTCCGTGCCCTAAACGATTTTAGTGCGATGGGCACCCTTAAAATGGCTCTGAAATTAGTGCTGCTGACCCTGGTACGTAAAAGCGAGTTCACCCTGGCCACATGGCCCGAAGTGGATTTCAGGAAATCGACATGGACAATACCAGCCGACAGGATGAAGGCTGGGAGGGAGCACATTATTTATCTGTCGAAACAGGCCCATGATCTGCTGGTCGGCCTTCAGATGTGCGCCGGCGGCAGCGAATACCTGGTGCCTGGCCGGTATAACTTCAGGAAGCCATTGTCGAACGCTGCGCTTAACTCGCTAATAGACAGAACGGTGGCTGAAATTAATAAGGATGGCGAGAAGATTCAGGACTTCACGGTGCACGACCTGCGCCGGACAGCCAGCACGCTGCTGCATGAGGCTGATTATCCTTCCGACTGGATAGAGAAAGCCCAGGCGCATGAGCAGAAAGGGGTGCGCGCGGTGTACAACAAAGCTGAGTATGCCCGTCAGCGTACTTACATGCTGCAGCAGTGGGCCGATATGGTTGATGCCTGGATAGCAGGGGAGAACACCGATCTGGTGCCGTTCTCCCCTTCGAAATTTGAGCGGTGGATGGATGGGCAGGGCTGATTATTTTGGTTGCTGATTTTCTGCTTCCGCCGCAAATATCTCCAGCCTGCGAGAAAGTTCGCCTGACAACTGCTGAAATTCCTCCTCAGTCTCGACCGGGATTGGAACGAATCTGATCCCGATTTGAGCGAGCATTTTTGCCATCTCAAGACTTTTCCTTAAATCCACTGGTGATGCTTTGTTCATGCTGCCTCCGCTTTCACTACGTCAACCGCGCAGCCTGGCAGAAGCTGCACCGCCGGGTTGATACTCTGGTTCCCCCAGTGGTCCCAGCCTGGCGCGCCGCAGCGGCTGAACAGTTCGATGCGCGGCACGTCGCCATACAGCAACTCAAGGCGGTGGCGAACTTCCCACGGCTTTTCACTGTGGGCACCGAGTGGGCTGTATACCACCTGTTTGATGCCAGCGTTCAGCCGCTCTAGCCCGTTGCCGCAGGTGGCGATCAGCAGATCCTCTGTGTTCGCCCGGGTGTGGTTTCCGCCGTTCATTCGCGTCTCGGCGTTGAGCAGGTCGAGGAAGTCGTAAAAATCTGCTATCTCACCCTCTGCCAGCGCTTTGTTGATGCGGCCCTCTGCCAGTTGGTTCAGCTTCACCCAGGTGAATCCCTTCATGGTGCGCACGGTAAAGCCCCACGCCTCGGCCAGCTCGATGGCCTCTTCGTTATGCGTGCCGGTGTACCACATCGCCAGGACGGCGTTTTCGGCTGCCAGTTCCCAGACCGGCAGGCGCTTAATATCGATCAGCTTCATGGTGCCGTAGTGGTTTTCTGCGGCGCCGTTGCTGATGGTGTTGCCGTAGGCCCAGGGCGGATCTGCGTAGATAAGTGAGTATTTACCGGTCATGCTGCACGCTCCGCCATTATTTCGGCCTTCTGCTCATCATCAAGGATGTCGTCAGATATAATCGCCACACGGTTGCTCGCTGCCCATGAGACAGGCTCACTTTCTCGGATCGCCTTGTTCAGTGCATCAGCGGCATCGAGAACTGCTTGCGGAAGTGAGTAACAATCACCGCCATCAGGAATTATTTCTTCGCAATGCTGCTCAACGTCGAAATATGGCGGGTAATTTGGTTCGCAGATCATCAGCTGGAGTTCTCCTGGCAGCACTGAATTGTCCAGGCAGTAGTCAGCCAGCGAATCAAGTTCAAAGAAATACTGGTCGCCATCGAAGATAACGAGCGGCTCGCCCGCCCAGACTGCCCGCTCCATCTCGGAGAACTTTGTCTGGCGACTTTCTCGGTCACACTCTTCGCAGTAACCATGGGTGCTATGGATTGGGTGCTCTTCTGGTTTGTTTTTGCACTTCTGGTGCGTAGCGCCACACCACCGGGCCATGCGCTCGTCATTGCCCCAGAAGCGCCCGCCACGGTCTACCCACCCGGTCAAAGTCTGGATGCTGGCTGCTTCATCGCTGTCCATCATTACAATTTTTTCTGCTTCGCTTTTCATGCTGCCACCTTTTTGCTGTTCAGATACTCAGCAATGCGCTGATCCTTTAATGGATTTTTGATAACCTGCCCGTCTGGTGACAACCACCCGCGGCGCAGCATTGAATAGCGCAGCGTGACGCTGCCGACGGTGATCCCGTCATGTGGGCTAGTCATAAACCACCCCACGGCATCCGATCCCGCTGTATTCCCCCTGGCGAGCGTGATTACTCCAGGTGATGCACTGCTGGCGGCGTATCGCGATACGGGCACGCTCAACTTCACCGCTGGCCACATCCATGCACTGGAGCCAGAGTCGGGCGGCGACGCGGTAATGGCCGCGTTTCTCCCGCTCAATGGCGCGCTGCTCGATCTCCATCGCTTCCGGGGTGATCGCAACAACCTTCCCATTGCTGCGCTGAGAAACTTTATTCATGTGGTACTTTTCAAGCCGGGTTAACTTTTTCATCTGAGTGAGCCTTCTCAACTAATTACCGCCGCCACCCACATCAGGTAGGCGACAACGGCAAGACACAGGTAAACATCTGCCCATCGTGCGATGTGCTTATTCAGCCGCTTCATGCGGCGTTACTCACTGGGCGGTACTTCCGCAGCTCAACCGGCGGCTTTTTTCCGGTGTAAACCTCCGGGCTCTCGGCTTTGCGCTTATCGAGCCACTGCTCGATCTCTTCCTTGGTCCATGCGCAGCGGCGGTCGGTGATGTACCAGCGCTTTGGGAACTCGCCAGCGGCTTCCAGGCGTTCGATCGTGCTCCATGACAGTGGCACCACCGCCAGGAGTTCCTTCTTACCTAATGCACCTTTCATAGATACCTCTCTTGGTTGCAGGTGTGGCGCCGCAGCGCCACGGTGGTTATCACATAGGGACTTCGTTCAGTTCTTCGCGGCGGACGTGGTAAACGTCCTCTGCCATCTCCAGCCATTTGCCGGTTAAGGCGTCTTTAGCGCCAGGGCGTTTCTTTTTGTCAGGCCACACGCCGCCGTTAAAAATCAGATCCAGCGTTTCGACGTTCTGAGCGTTGCTGGCGGCTTCAGTGAAAGACTTCAGGACTTCATCAGGAGCCCGTTCGTCAGCCTTTTTCGTCTTCTCATCATGGTGCTGATCAGGCTGCGAATTGATCAATTGATTCATCCCCGCGGCGGTGCTGGCCGGTGGCGTAATGTCACGCTCTACACGCGGCGCGGTCTCCTCCAGTTCATCAGGGGTATAGACGCCCATAATTACGTCAGGACAGTGCAGGCGTGACCACCGCTTCGTGGCCAGGTATGCCAATTGCTGCTTAGGATCGCTCGCCCAAAGCGTGGAGTTTCGTACCTGGGCCTGTGATAACAGCAACTCAAGAACGCGCGGCTCGTCTTCGCCTTTCATAGTCGCCCATACCCGAACACCGCACCCTGCTTCATCTTTCAGGGTCCATGCTGGAGCGATATAGGTGTTACCTTTTTGCGAGGTCTTTTCCACAAACTTGCCGATCACGTTTTCCCATGGTCCGAACCATTCATAGTTGATTCGGTCTTTTGTTGGCGACATGGTGGTGATCACTGCGTTGACCAGCTGAGCTTCATAGCCCAGGGTTCCACTGACAACGTGTGTTTTCTGGGCCACGGCGAACGGGTTCATGCCCCACTGCGCGGCTTGCATAGCCACAGCCATACAGTCAGCCGGTTTACCAGCCAGGTGAGCAGGAACGGTAACGCGGCTCTGAGCCATCACCTCTGCAAACTTCATCAGTTGGTTAAGCCCTTCTGGGCTAAAAATTGTCGCAGCAGTCCCCGCGATGGCGGTATCTACCGGGGCGTTGATTGTTGAGATATCGTTGCTCATACGTACATGTCCTGTTTACGGGCCCACTCAGGGCGTTTAATTGTTTCCACTCCGCCCCAGTCATTACTGGTGCGGCACTGGTGATAGGTATTCAGATCCCGGCGGAACAGCGCATGCCCGGCATCAACATCTGCTGCGTCCAGTTCGAACACGCGCACCGGGTAGCGGCCGCAGTCGATGGTTTCGCTCACCGCCAGGAAGAAGAATCCGTGTGGCTGGCCTGCCGCCTTCAGCGCACCTTCCCGGTACATGGCGTCCTGGACGTGGTAACGGAACTCCTCGACATGCCGTGCGAATCGCTCCATGTCCGCCACCTTCTTCACGTCGACGATCGCGTTAAAATCTTTCAGCCACTTATCCGGGCGAATGCGGCACAGTTCGCCGGTCTCTTCGTCGTTCCAGTACATCGATGCTTCACAGTGGCCTGGCGCTTCCAGCATCCAGCGCGCCGCAGGGTGGGCCATCGCGCTATCGCGCATCAGTTGCAGTTTCCGTCCCTGCTCGGCATCCATTACCGTCATGCCCACGCCTTCAACGTCACGCAGGAACGCGGCTTCATCCTCTTTGCCGGCAGATGTGCGGCGGTTGAACTGCGGTGCCACGATGAATCGCTTATCGAACTCCTCAGGCTCGAGAAGCAGGCAGTGCAGGGCGGTTCCCATATCCAGCGCTTTCAGCTTCTCGGTATCGACCGGAGCGGACTTTCGCCACTTCAGCAGCGCGGGGCTCATCGCCACCATGTCCAGCTGCGACTTACTCACGCCGTCCCCGGCGTGGTAGTGCTCGTTGCTGATGTCGAAGTAGATTCCCGGTTTCATGCCGCATCCCTGCCGCTGTCGATTTTGTCGGCCAGATCCATGCGAGCGATAACGCCGGTGAGTTCGCGTCTGGAGCTGTCCATCAACTCTTCAAACTCTTCAGTTTCCTGAGCGGCGCGCAGCACATCTGCACGAACGCCCATGCGGATCAGAGCGCGGTTGAAGGATTCATCCATCCCGGCGCCGTTGGTTGCTTCGATCAGCTCAACGTGACGGTCGTACAGCTGCTCGCTTAAGGAGAAATCTCGGTCGAAATTGACCATGATTTTTTTAAGGTTCATTACCCGATTAGTGTTCACTTGCTCACCCCCATATCCATTTCAGTCTTCACCGCAACTTTGCTGATGAATGCCCACTCGATGGCTTCTGCCAGAGAGAGAAACTTCCAGCTCATCAGCCCGCACGCCGTAACGCAGTACCAACCGTTGATAACTTTCCACTGCATGATTTGTTCACCTCAGTGTTACCGTTGAGGTAATGATTATCCGTAAAAGGTTTTAAGTCAATAGATATGAACTAATAAAATTACCTATCGGGTAATAATGCGGGCAATAAAAAAGCCGCTCAGTGGCGGCTTAGTTGATGATTTATATGGGTTTACTGGTTTTGTTTACCGTTCTGAGTAATCACAAAATCGATGTAACTTTCGATCTTTGCTTTCTCGCTATCAGGTAACAATGCGTACTTCGTCCGGTCGTAGTTGATGCTGCCCGGGTCACGCGTGCTGATGAGCAACTCATAGCCGTGGCGGCCGAACGCGCTGGCGACAGACTCGAGGGTGGAGATCGACACGCTGGCTTCATTGTTCAGCATACGTGCGATTGTCGCCTGGGCAACGCCGGACGCTTTCGCCAGTTTCCCCTGGGTGGACAACTCGCGATTATCCTTCATCCACGCCTGCAGGTTGCGAGCTGCCAGTTCTCCGGTGTCAGAAGGTTCGAAGTCCTCCTGGATGGCAACGGCATTAAGGGAGTGATCGATGTCGAGCCAGTTCTTCGGCTTATTGGCGGCAACTTCTAACTTTCTCGCAACAGTATCGCCAATGATTTTCTGGCCGCGTGACCAGCGGTTTACCAGATTAGGCTGGGTACCCAGTTTCTCAGCAAGGCGGGTCTGAACGCCGTTAAATTCACGGTCGATCAAGTCATTGAGATTCTGCCTGCGAACGTCCTGGATGCTTTTCATGTTCTGGTAAATCGCCTCTTTTGTGAATCATTTGTTGATTCAATTACAAGCGATTTTACCCCTCAGGTAAATGCACCCATAAGGTAACAAACCTTGATTTTTATTACCTTCTGGGTGAATATTTGTTATCTGAAATTAATATCAGGCAATAGCTATGAGTGACATCGAAAAGTTTGATTTCAAGAAGCACTGGCTGGACCTCTCGCCCGATGAGCGGAAAGCCTTTGCTGAAGAGGCCGGAACGACCAGCCACTACATCCAGACCCACTTAACTGGAAAGCGCAAGATGCCAGGTAAGGCCTTGATGAACGGGCTTTTTAAGGCCTGCAAATCCCGTGAATGGGTAAAAACAAAGCCTGAACTGGCAATCTTCTTCTACTCCTGATCCCCGCTTCCAGCCCAATCAGACCGCCGCCTGGCGGTCTTTTCATATCTATTCGTACCGCAAAGGTAATAATTATCCTTATTCGGTTGATCTTTTTTGCTGCCTGACTCAAAATCACCGTAATAGTAAACGTTAATGAGGTTACGGAATGGACATTATCACTCGCCTTGACGCTGCAAAGGCAGGACTGAAGCGTTATTACACCGGCAAAAAGTGCAAACATGGTCATGACAGCGAGCGTTACGTTTATAACGGTCACTGCGTTACATGCGCCATCAATAGCAGCCTGCGCCGCCAGGCAGAAATTAAGCAGCTCATGGCCGAAGCCAGCCTGCAACACTCAAGCTGACGACGGGTATTAACCATGAGCAGACACGCTACAGAGTGGGCATGGAAAACCAACCCAGGCAGCTCATCACTGAAACTTATCCTGCTCTCTATGGCTGATCGGGCCGATGAATACAATCTCTGCTATCCCAGCATCGAACGCCTCGTGGTGGATACGAGCCTGAATAAAAAAACCGTTCAGGCCGGGCTGATCTCGCTGATTGCTTTAGGGCTTATTTCCGACACAGGGGAGAGAAAAGGGGCAACCAGAAGGGTCAGGGTTTTCTCTTTAAACATACCCAAAAACGGTAATGTTCCCGAAAAGGGGAATATACCCAAAAACGGGATGTTGAATGATCCCAAAAACGGGATGTTGAATGATCCCAAAAACGGGATGCAGAACCTATCAGTTAACCAGTCATATAACCAAGAGAAGGAGAGCAGCGTAGAAACCGGGGTTTTCATGCCTCCAGAACCCGCCGCAAACAACGCCCTGATTGATAACTTTGCTCCTCCTGGTGGACTGGGTCAGTTCGGGAAATTTTCCATGCATGAGTCGTGGACTCCGTCTGATGATTTTATCCGGGTGTCATCGTTGCAGGGGATCCACCTGGATTGCCAGCCTACACCTCAGGAGCTGGCTGAATTCAGGATTTACTGGATGGCCGAGGGCAAGGCATTCCACCACGCCCAATGGGAGCAAAAACTTGCCAGACGTTTACAGGTCAGCAGACAGAACAAACTGACCTCACCCGAAGGCGACGTACCACACTGGAACAGCCCTGAAGGCTGGAAGGATTTCTTATGAATAACGCCTTTGCAGCAGTGCAGAACCGTGACGCTGGCGCTATGGCCCGGATGATGGGGCCTGATCACCACCACGACCAGCAGGACAACGTTGTGAACATCACGGCAGAGCGTCTCGTCGATGCCCTGTTCAAACAGCTTAAGCAGCTCTTCCCGGCAGCTGAGCAGACCAACCTGAAGACCGTACAGCAGGAGACAGACGCTAAGCGTCAGTGGATCGCCGCGTTCGCCGAGGGTGGCATCCGTACCAGGGAGCAGGTATCGGCAGGAATGCGCCACGCACGCGCCAGTGAATCACCGTTCTGGCCATCGCCCGGGCAGTTCATCAAGTGGTGCAAAGACAGCAAGATGGTGCTGGGGATCAGCATCGAGGACGTGATGGGGGAGTTTCACCGCTACGCCCGCGAGAAGAGCATGCAGCCAGGCGGCCCGGAACACTTCCCGTGGCGACACCCGGTCATGTACTGGATTGTGTGCGATACCCGGCGCGCGATGTACCAGCGCCAGCTGAGCGAGGCAGAAGTCGAGAAGCATGCGCGTAAGCTCCTGGATGAATGGGCCTCGAAGGTGGCGGCCGGTCACCAGATCCCCGATCCGGTGCTGAGCATCCAGGCAAAGCCGGAGCCGATAACCACGCCACCTGATACCGGCGGGAACGCCTACCACCCGCCCGGGCGAAGTTTCGGTTGTATGCCGAACGCCGCCACCCTGGGAGGGCTAACCCCGGCGCAGTGGCTGATGGAGGAATACAGGCGAGGGAAGGCGGCAGGACTCATCAAGTAATACCGGCGCGACAGCGCATTTTTTTACGCCTGTAGAGTTACCTGTCAGGTAACAAATTATGCGCATAGCTATTGATTTCGTATCGAATGTGGATTTTAATTACCTAAGGGGTAAGCGATGAAAAAGCAGTTGCAGGCACTGGGCAGACTCAAGTCCGGCCAGATGAACAAAACCGAGGAGTCGTACCGCCAGCACCTTGAGCTGCGTAAGCACGCCGGGGAAATCGCCTGGTACCGGTTCGAAGGGATCAAGCTGCGGCTGGCTGACAACACGTTCTACACGCCTGACTTCGCAGTGATGCTGGCCACCGGCGAGATGGAGCTGCACGAGGTGAAAGGTTTCTGGACAGACGACGCCAGGGTGAAAACCAAAGTCGCCGCCGATCAGTACCCGTTCCGCATCATCGGGATAACTGTGAAGCCGAAGAAAGCAGGCGGGGGCTGGAAGGTCGAAGAGTTCTAAATAGACGATCCTTTTTGATATCAACGTAATCAATAACTTAAACGGGTAAGCGGGGGTAAAGATGGGAACGGTTATCAATCAGTGCCTGGCTTCAGTCAGGGGCGGGAGAGCAGAAGCATGAGTGAAAAAATTTACGCAGAACGCGACATCATCGGAATGGATTCAAAGGGTGGGCATTATTGCCGGCATATCTCTGCAATGACACGGGAAGATTTACACAGCAAGTCAGATATTGCAGCTGAACTTGGTTTCAGGGATATGCTTATCGCCGCTCTTGAGGCCAAGTGCGCGGAGATGGCTGCGGAGAATGCATCGCTGAAATCGGCACTCAATCCCGAAGAAATTCCAGAAGATGCAGTCGAGGCATTCACGGAAACCGCAATCATGGACCACGACTGGGATGATACCGGTTCATGGTCATGGGTTGAGAATGACACCGATGTAATTCGCGCTGTACTGGCTGCGATGGCTACGCCTGCAACACCGGCCACCGACGCTTTCCTGGCTGAAGTGCGGGCTCAGGGTGTGGAGATGATGCGCGAACATCCAGCAATTAAACTTTGCTCTTTAACGCACGTATGCGACGAGTTCGCCGCCCAACTTCGCCAGGAGGCAGCCCAATGAGCAATGGATTCCCAACATGGTGGAAGCACGGCCAGAAAGTCAAAACCAGAAGCGATGGTGTCCTCACTCTGAATATCGCACCCGATTCCGAATACTGGCTCACCAACGATGAAGGCAAAGAGGTTTATGTCTTCGCGGCTGACATCATCGGACCCGTAACTGACAAGCAGAAGCAAGGAGCAGCCCAATGACCATCAACAAACAGGCGCTGCGTGGTCAGAGTGTAGATGCGAACTTCTATCTGGCAGAGTGCTGCAACTGTGGTCAGGTTATGCCAAGTAGTAAGCTCATCGAATCACGAAATTACATGGATGGAGACGCCGACTGCTACTGTCCGCACTGTAACGCAGATGACTGCGATATCTCTGATATGGGTTCAGCAGCTTCTGAGGCGTGGAACTACCAGCAGAAGCGTATCGATGCGCTACTGGATGAGCTGGAAGCCGCAAACAGACGCAACGCTGAACTTAACTCAACTCTCGAACGCTGGGCTACAGACAGAGCACAAAGCGCCAGCGAACTTGATGATGCAGAGAAGCGGATTGCTGCGCTTGAGTCAGATATCAAATCGGCAAATGAGCGCTATGAAAATCGAGTGCCGACTGAGTGGGCCTACAACCAGGCTTGCGCAGCTATTGAAAAGCACCGTTTGCGTGCTGATAACGCAGAGGCTCAGCTCGCAGAACTGGTAGCCGCTGGAATCATCACTAAGGTGGGGGAGTAGGGGTATGGGTAACCAATCAGCAACGTGGGATATCACCCTGCACACTGAATGCCCTGAATGCGGGGAGTATTTTGACATTATCCACGTACAGGACGACTTCTGGACAGATGCGCGTTTTGATGCTTGCGAGCATGACACAACGGCAACTACAGGCGTCGATGTCGAATGCCCAGAATGCGCGCACGAATTTAAAGTCGATTTCGATTATTGAGGGCTAATCCATGACCAAACTAACCAAAGAATTTATGCAAGATATTATCTCGGGCAATGGATTCGGAGTGGCACCTTCCGCAGTTGCGGATATGGCCCGCCAGCTACTCGCCAGCATGGAGCAGGAGCCGGTATATCAGGTGTTAAGCGGAGATGCTTGGGTTGATCTGAGTAAGGGCGCTATGGAGTCTCAGGCGAGAGTAGACGCTACCGTTCGCATTCTCTACGCAGCACCACAGTTACCGCAGCCAGCGGTGGCCATAACTCAGCATTTCGACACAATCGCACTTGATACGGCAAAGATGGTTATGTGCGATGTGAATCGCCGCGATGAGTTTTTGGGCGGTGATATCCAGTTGCTATCACGCATTCAATGCCGCATTGACGAGGCCTGCCGCGCCGCCATGCTTCAGGGTGCAGAACCTGTGCAGGAGCAGCCTCAAACTGCAGGTTCTGCGTGTAAGTGCAGGAGCAGCGAAAAAGTGCAGGTGCTGCAAGCTGGGTGGGTAGCTGTGCCGGTAGAGCCGACGGCAGAAATGATTTCAGAAGGCATTGCAGCACACTATGAGCGAAGCCAAACTCAAATCCATGACAGACCCGCGCCCGGGCCTATGGAATGCGCGTACAGGACTATGGTCAAAATTGCTCAAAGGGGGGAGGCAGAGTGATTACTGTGACGACAACTAAGGTCTGGCACTCATCAGAGAAAGGGCGCCGCTATTTTTCTCGCAGTGCCGCCATCAATGCCGAGGTGCGACAGATCATCTACAGACTATGTCCATATGAGAAGCCTGAGAGCGAGAACGGCATGCTCACCTATCCTGGTTACGACATCATGGTTGATGACCCGGCGCGTTACGCAAAGTTGTATCGTCGCATCAAGCGCCTCGTTGAGCGGAGCATGGAGAAGCACGATGCCCAGTAAACTCAAACAGCGGCGTACGCGCCGCCTTAAAGCAGATGTCGCATGGTGGCGGGCCGAGGCCACCGACCTTCATGCCCGCGTCATGGAGCAGGCCGACGAGATAGCCGAACTCCGCCGTCAGGTGATCAGGGTGCCGATGCCGGTGATGATTCCTAAGGAGATGATCCGCGACATCAACGTGCAGGCGGCGTTTGCGAGGGGGATCGAACGTTACGGTGATGCGATGCAGACGCTGGCGGAAAAGGAGAGAGCCGATGATGAATATTGAGGATTTATTGCTTTTGCTGCTGATTTACATGGCCGTACATATCAGCATTTTGCTAAATAAAAATGGAGATTCCAATGGCTAAATCCGCAGCAGAACGCAAAGCAGCGCAGCGCGCCCGCCTGGCTGAATCCGGTAACCGCAAACTGGAACTGCAACTGGATGCGCAGGAACTGGCAATGCTCGAACAGAACTGCGCCGCCCGGCGCCCTGGTCGTGCGCCGTATGAGATGGGTGAGTACATCGCGATGCTGATACGCCAGGATGACGCCCGGGTGCGGGGCCGCATCAAAGCCATCAGCGCCAACCGCTGCGGCAAGTGCGGCGACAGTCTGCCGGTGAAATCCTGCCCGTGCCAGGGTGATTCGCAGTGCTGGGCGACAAACGGCTGGCACGAAACGAAATTATATCTGTGACATGTCACGATAGATTGACTAAATCCTCATGTGATTATACTGTTTATATATACAGTATTTTCATGTGAGGTTCCACTATGGGCTTTCCATCCCCCGCCAATGACTACGTTGAAACCAGGCTCACCGTCGACAGGCTCTGTCAGGTAGACGCCAACTGCCGGGTTATCGAAACATCGGCGGGTTTCGCCGTCATCAACACGGCCATTCGACCATCCAAAACCAGCGTGCTCTGCGTCTCGTTCTGCTGGCGCGTGCAGTTCGCCGTGCAGCGCGGTAAAGCGCTGATTGTCTCAGAAGGTGAAGCGGTAGAGGGCGAGGCGCTGGACGACGTGACCGTGATGGGGGTGGTGACCTTCCTGATTAACCGCGCGCCGGGCTCTGAATCTTACGATCTGCCAGTCATGTAACATCTCTTCTGCGGGCATGATAGTATTACCGCAACGGTAATAATTACTCTGGTGGTAACAATGCCCGCAGCAACCAAACCGCATAAACGCAAATCAACGCAGTATAAGCCCCTCACAGCGATGCAGGAGGCTTCCTGCCAGTCCTACATCAAATATCCAGAGAACCAGTCTCAGGCGGCGATAGACGCAGGATTCTCGCCCAATACCGCAGCCGTCAAAGCCAGCGTGATGATGCGCGATGAGCGTATCCAGAAACGAATCGCCGAACTGATGGAGGAGCGCAACAAGCGACTGCGCGTCAGCGCCGATTACGTGCTGCTGCGCCTGGTGGAAATCGACCAGATGGACGTGCTGGATATTCTGAACGATGACGGCAGCCTGAAGCCGATCAGCCAGTGGCCGAAGATATGGCGCACCACGCTCAGCGGGTTTGATCTCTCCTCGACCATCATCAACATGAACGAGGATGCGATAGAGAACATCCTGAAAAAAATCAAATGGCCGGACAAGGTGAAGAACCTTGAGCTGATCGGTAAGCACGTCGACGTTATGGCCTTCAAAGAGCGTCTCGAGGTGTCCGGCAGCATCACCATTGCCGACCGCATGGCCGCCGCCCGCAAGCGCGTCAAAGAACAGGCAGGTGGTGGCGAATGACCGATGTCGCGCTGTCGCCTGAAGAGCAGCTCGTCGAGGATATCGCCGGGTTTACGCACGACCCGCTGGGCTTCGCGATGTACGCGTTCCCCTGGGGTGAGACTGGCACAGAGCTGTCGCACGCCAGCGGCCCACGTCAGTGGCAGGCTGACGCGTTCCGGGAGATAGGCGAGCACCTGCAGAACCCGGCAACCCGCTATCAGCCGCTGATGCTGGCCCGCGCCTCAGGCCACGGGATCGGTAAGTCGGCGTTTATCTCGATGCTGATCAACTGGGGTATGGCTACCTGCGAGGATTGCAAGGTGGTAGTCACAGCCAACACCGACAACCAGCTGCGCACCAAGACCTGGCCGGAAATCATCAAGTGGTCAACGCTGGCGATCACCTCCAGCTGGTTCACACCCACCGCCACCGCGCTGTACAGCAACGACGCCGGGCACGATAAGCGCTGGCGCGCTGATGCCATTCCGTGGTCTGAGCACAACACCGAGGCGTTCGCCGGCCTGCACAACGAGCGTAAGCGGATCATCGTGGTGTTCGACGAAGCGTCCAACATTGCCGATCTGGTCTGGGAAGTTGCCGAAGGGGCGCTGACGGACGAGGACACGGAAATTATCTGGGTGGCATTCGGTAACCCGACGCGAAACACCGGGCGTTTCCGTGAGTGTTTCCGCAAGTACAAGCACCGATGGAAGTGCGCCCAGATCGACAGCCGCACGGTGGAAGGCACCAACAAACAGCAGCTGCAGAAGTGGGTGGACGACTATGGAGAGGATAGCGACTTTGTGAAAGTGCGTGTGCGTGGTGTGTTCCCGGATGCGTCAGAACTTCAGTTCATCCCGACTGGCCTCACTGACGAGGCAATGAAGCGGGTGGTGACCGCCGCCCAGGTGGCGCACGCCCCGGTGATTATCGGCGTTGACCCGGCATACTCCGGCGTGGACGATGCGGTGATATACATGCGCCAGGGCCTGCACAGCAAAGTGCTATGGACAGGCAGCAAGACTACCGACGACCTGATCATGGCGAAGCGTATAGCCGACTTTGAAGATCAGTACCAGGCTGATGCTGTATTCATCGACTTCGGCTACGGTACCGGGCTGAAATCCATCGGTGACGGCTGGGGCCGCACATGGCAACTGGTACCGTTCGGTGGCGCATCGACTGATCCCCAGATGCTGAATAAGCGCGGGGAGATGTTCAACAGCGCCAAGACCTGGCTGAAGCTGGGCGGCGCGCTGGATGACCAGGAGACAGCAGACGACCTGTCGGCGGCTGAGTACAAAGTCAGGGTGGACGGCAAGATCGTCATGGAGCCGAAGGAAGATATCAAAGACCGGTTGGGCCGCTCCCCGGGCAAGGGTGACGCGCTGCTGCTGACCTTCGCTTTCCCGGTGTCGAAGCGGATCCACATACCCGGCCAGCAGAGCCAGCAGGGCAGGGCGCTGACCGAGTACGATCCGTATGCTTAGATGCGGTTGAATGCAGTGATACGGATATCTGCGAAATCAATACCTGACTCATGGACAGCCGCTGCTGTAGCTTCAGACATTGCCTTGATTGGGTCTGTGCCGCTTTCTGTACGATAAACTAAAGATCCAAAAATGCTCTCACCATCAGAGTTTTTGCTGCGCCATGCAATGAAATAGTGATCCATAAATCCTCCTGTTAGTTGAGGAGAAGTTATCGGCTATATCGGTGGAAACCTTAAGGCAAATATTTATCCCCTTGCGAGGATAATTCTGGATTATGCGCTGGAGGGGATAAAACAAAGCCCGCGCATCGGCGGGCTGATTGTGACAGGTCACGGTGTTATTCATCTTCAGTAAGTTGAGAGTGATTATGCAGCCGTTGTTTCAGCAGATAACCTTCCAGCATCCAGATTTTATTCACCGCATTTTCACGGGCAATCTTGCGGCCAATTTCAGCGTCGAAATTCTCCGGGCTGGCGCAGGCGCTTTCTCCAGTGACCGTGAAGCCGTTGCGAAGCACCAGGACGCAGAAGGTTAACAGGCTCAATGATTCTGGCCACATAGGAATGTTAACTTTGCGATCATTGCTGGCCTCAACGTAAGCGAAATTTGCGCCATCGTCAGCCGTGAAATAATGCTCACTGGCAATAATGCTCTCAATATGCTGCGGCGTAACGCGCGGAGCGGTTAAGCCTTTGGCCTGAATTTCCTGCTCGATATCTTTGTCGTTCATAAATTCACCTTAAAAAAATGCCCACCGAAGTGGGCGAACTGGAAGCAATGAGGGTGCCTTCCTTGGCGGTTGTCACAGGGTTTACAGAACAACGTCATCGCAATGGCGCTCTGCTGTAAAAGGGGCGGTACCAGCGACGATTCGGGATTCTGGTACCGCCAAAACAACACAGCAATGGTACTGGCACTACGGGTATCACGGTCCTAAGGCGTTATTCTGGTGCGGCATGCAGGATTCGAACCTGCGGCCAACCGCTTAGAAGGCGGTTGCTCTATCCAACTGAGCTAATGCCACAACGCAGAGCGCACTACGTTTGACCAACCTGCCTCCGATCTGCCCGCCTGACTGTTTGACTGACATACTACGTAGCCACGACTCAGGACTATAAGGTTCTAGAGGGTTCCGGTGTAATGCGCTTTGCTGTTGCACCCTCGTCTCTTCCGAGGTGTCACACCTGATCGCCACGATGGTGAGTCGCTATGTCACGCATACCGAAAACGCTGACTTGCACATTCCGGCTACCCGATTGGGGAATAGGGAACCCGCCCGGACCGCTTCGGCACATGTGCCATATGCCGCACTACAGTGCGGAGATGATGCTCCGCTTATCCACCGCCTTTACTTTTGAGCCCAACATGTTGCTGCGGTACTCCGGGCTACAGGATTAGTGTTGCATCAAATTTAATTACCTGCAAGGTAATAATTGCATTCTGTTATGCCAATTATCTACGCTAATAAATCCGTATATGGTTAAATTGGTAATAATTTAATCGCGACGGAGTATTCGCCATGTGTATGGGCAGCAAGCCATCTGTACCAGCAGCGCCGGAAGTTCAGGCAGCACCTCAGGAGCAGGATGCTGCGGTCGTTTCTGCGCGTGATGACGAAGAGCGCCGCCGCCGTCAGGCTGCCGGTCGTAGCTCCACGCTGCTGACTGGTGCCCAGGGCGACACCTCCACTGCCAATACCAGCGGTAAAACGCTGCTCGGCCAGTAACGGAGCAGGCGGATATGGCGGAAACCGTAAAAGAGCGGCTGCTGAAGCAGCTCGCACAGCTGAAGAATGAGCGCACTTCTTTCGAGCCGCACTGGCGCGACCTGAGCGACTTTATCAATCCGCGCGGTTCCCGCTTCCTGACCTCTGACGTTAACCGTGATGATCGCCGCAATACCAAAATTGTTGACCCGACCGGGTCGCTGGCGCAGCGCATTCTGTCCAGCGGCATGATGTCAGGCATCACCAGCCCGGCCCGCCCGTGGTTCAAGCTGGCAACCCCTGACCCTGACATGATGGATTACGGCCCGGTGAAGATCTGGCTGGAAGTCGTGCAGCGGCGCATGAATGAAGTGTTCAACAAATCGAACCTGTATCAGTCGCTGCCGATCATGTACAGCAGCATCGGCACATACGGTACCGCCGCAATGGCAGTGCTGGACGATGACCAGGATGTGATCCGCACCATGCCTTTCCCTATCGGCTGCTACTACCTGGCGAACAGCCCGCGCGGCAGCGTCGATACCAGCTTCCGCCAGTTCTCGATGACCGTGCGCCAACTGGTGCAGGAGTTTGGTCTGGAGAACGTCAGCACGTCCGTTAAGAGCATGTTTGAGAACGGCACCTATGAGCAGTGGATCGAGATTAACCACTGCATCATGCCGAACATCAACCGCGATACTGGGAAGTTGGACAGCAAGAACAAGCCGTTCAAATCCGTCTACTTCGAGACCGGCGGCGACAACGACAAGTTGCTGCGTGAATCCGGTTACGACGAATTCCCGATCATGGCGCCGCGCTGGGAAGTTAACGGGGAAGATGTTTATGCGTCCTCCTGCCCTGGCATGCTGGCGCTGGGGCAGGTCAAAGCCCTGCAGGT